CGGCAATCTCTCAATGATGAGAGCAGATTTTGGCTTGGTCAGGGCTCCAGAAATTCTGGTTTCAATTAAGTACTTGTACTGGTTGTAGTCAATGTCGAAGTCGTCGAACATTGCAACCTGGCCGCCCCTGTCAGCGCCAATTGTATAGTCCTTCAGGTTAACAACGATACCAAGGATCTGGTGTTCGTCGTCGCCAACCATACGAACTGCTTCGTTCATGGGTTCGACTTCAACGATCTTGCTAACGCGAAGAACAGAGGCCAATTCCTGAATGGTCTTATACAATCTGTGACCAAGCGTGTCTTTTACAAGCAACATTTCAGTAAGCAGATCGGTGGAAGTGTAAAGAGCCGGAACACCAGAACCCTTATAATACTTCCTAGCGCGAATGAATTCATCGATAATGTTGTCGATGGTTTCATCGGCCTCAACTTCGACTCTGTGAACGAACACATTACCATCATCCATAGCAATCGGACGAACGTTACCTTCGTTGATCTTGTCTTCATCGCCAACAACACGACCATCACCGATAAGAATTGCACGAGCAACTTCTTCGTCGAGCATTCCACGCATTTCTTTCTTCAACCAAACAACTACGTCGAAGTCAGTGATGTCAACCATGTCGTCACGATCGAGTTTCTGCTTCTTATATACAGTTGTTGGTGTGGTTACCCTTCTCATCAGAGGGATTACTTCTTCCTTCTTGAGATTACCGGTAACATAACCTTTTGCCCTTGCTTCATCGACGGTTAAGTCGGCAATACGAGTTCTGATTCTCGCAAACGGGGTATGCGTAGTATCAGCGAGAACGTCCTCCACCCAAGCGTCATTACGCTTAATGGTAACCGGACCACCGGGATCAACATCTTTTGCATCAGGGAAAAGAATATCAATAGGATCAAATCCGTATTCCTCGGCATGAGCGATAAAGCTCTCTTTCAGGGAACCGAAACGTTTTGCATCACCAAGAATGGTTTCCATCTGATCATGCGTCAGAACGTTCTTAGAAGCTTCCTGAGTTGACTGGTCAAACACATTTATTTTCATAATAGATTCTCCTTCTTTATCAGTATTTGAATGTTTGGCGGCGGCTCCGGATTCGGTACCAGCCCATTCCAAAGCCGCTCCGATCAGATAGTAAACTACCTTTTTCTGGTCTTCATTCAAGGTATCGAAGATATCTTTGACGGTGGCATCAGCTTTTGCATGCTGGATGACATTCTCACCCTTCTGCTCAGTTGTTGCCCCCTCTTCTTGTCTCTCACCAGACGCATGTGCGATCATGGCATAGACAACAGATTTCTGTTCTTCATTAAGAGTATCAAATACCTCAGCAACAGTTTTATCATCTTCGCTATGAGCAGCGGTTCCGCTTTCCTCTCCGAATTCGAGTCCTGTATAGATAATGGCTTCTGTTTCATCCTCAATGAAAGTACCGTCACCATGAACAAAGTTGAGATTATCAATCAATGCGCCTGGATTAGCTCCGGAAAGTACCAGACTTACCTCTCTAATCGCACCGTGAATAACCTTCTTTGCCTGTTCCTTTAACTGATTAGCATAGATTGAAAGGGAGGAAATATCCCCGTGTTCAACAAGCTGCTTAGCATTCTTTCCTGCTTCGGTATCGTTAAATTTACCGTAGCAATAAACACCATCTTCACGATTTTCAAGAACCACATGACCAAGGACATTACCTGGTTCATTATGAAGATGTTGCCATACTAACGGTACAGTCATACCGTCCTGGTGTTTAAATGCATCTTTAAGGATTGTACGTCCATCAGAACATTTAAGACCGTTCTTAGTGGCGTAACCACTAAAATCATATGTGGTCTTTGACATGAGTGTGTCCTCCTATCTTTTTGATTTTAATTTTGCCAAATTATCAGCAATGAATTTCTCCTTTGCGGAAACATCACCACTAGATCCTTTGCCTTTTTGGCTTTTTTGGCTTTGGCAGGCTTTCCAGCAATGTTTGCCATTATGTTCTCATATTCCCTATCCAACGTTTCTTCTGTTGAT